CACCGCGATCCGGAAAAGGATCGTTCGCCATGACCGAATTGTCCCAGGAAGGACTATTCGCCCAAGTTAGGCGATAGCGAGGTACTTCACTTCGCTCGCTTAATCGCTGGTCCCTGATCGAGCCTTTTAGCAAACCAAGCAGAAGAGCGTCGGGGTTATCACGATATGGAGAATTAGGAGATAAGGGAAATCCCTTATCATCGAAAATTTCCTGAATCGCGACCCGAGGTTCGTAGCACCTATAAGTCCAACCTTTGTTGGGTTTATGGTGCATATAGCTGGGTTTCAATGCCATAGGTACTTTCAAACCACTGACATCGGAACAATCTGTGGGCACATATAGATGCCTGCTAGTACGATCAAGCAAACCGTAAAGGTAGCTTAAAGTACGGGGCAGGTAAATCTTATTGTAACCGCAGAACTTTGCGATCCTGTTAAAGGCACTCAACCTGTCTTGCTGTGTTCGCAACGACCGTATAAACGGCGTCGTAACATCGTGGCCGAAGTAATAATTTCCGCCGCAAGACTCTCTGAACGGCCCATATCTGAACGATTTATCGTGGTTGATAAGGAAACCAAGGCATGTAATTGCCTTAGTAACCAGATCATAACATTCGGACAAGACGATGATATCGTCTCCGAAAGTAGCGACGTTCATTGATGGTCCGCGAGTTACAGGCCGGATACCCATATGTCTGTAGATTACTCGACAGATTATATGGAAAATCGCGGTCTGTAAGGGAAAGGTATAACCATTCCCCATCGACGAGATCATATGAAGCTTTATCAGCTCACCGTTAGGATGAGTAGTATAAGCACTTCTGGTAGCGTTGAGCCACCAGAAGATGTCAACGGGCAACAGTTCCCTGAGCGTTCTATAGCTCAAGGAGTCCGAGGCCATCGATAGATCGATAGTCGCGAAGTTGCCCGTTACGCTGCCTTGGTGCGCCATCACCCGATTGTGCTTCTGCTGATTGTCTATATTCAAACCATAGACATCAGCAAGCCGACGGGAGATGATACGGCCAATAGCAAGCTGGAGCTGAACATTAATGTTCGGCTCGACGCATATGACTCGATCGATGTCAGAGTTTTTGGGAACCGTCGTTAATCTTGATGATGCGCAAACTTCAATATCGCCCCCATTAGCTAGCCTTGTTAATTCGGCTTCGCTATGACGGGTGGAAAGAAGGGATCTCCACATTCTGTAGAGATCACTGCTACTGCATGATAGCGTAGGTACGAAACCCGTCTTATAGACGAAGTTACAATACTTACTATGCAAAGACTTCCCAGGTCCGCAGTCTAAATTCTCGCTCAGTGACGAACTTGAAAGAAGACTGTCGTTGCTAACGTGAAAAAATCGCCAGAGCTCGTATTTGAATTCATCGAAGAATTCAGGATATGGCATATTAACATGCCTAACCTTAAAATCACGAACACGGCGATTGTTAGCAACAAAAGCCTCGAGTGCCTTCGTGGTACGACTGACGTCGCCACGATCAGGCTCAAACTTCTTCGCAACATTACGAAGTAGTTTCTCGAGGAGGAAGTCCTTGACGTCACTTGTAATAGACAAATGACGTAAACTATCAACATCATCCCGGACGTTGTTGTAAAGAGCGACAGGGGGAATCCACATATCACTGGTCCGATTCGAGTTATACGGCTTAACAGACGTTTATAGAACGTTGTTAAGTAAGGTATCGCCAATTCCTACACTATTTGAGCTGAGGAAGCCGATCATAGCCGATAACATGGCTTTGACGTCTTCAGGTTCATAAGTGTCAGTGCCCGCGCCGACGCGAATGATCAATTCAGCTGAATTGACAATGGCGGCATTGTTAGCCGCCGGAACTGCGCCTTTGCGGACGAGGATCCGGAATTTATTGACGGGTATAGACCCGACAATGACCCCGGTTGAAGCCGAAGCACTCGGAAGTGTCTTCGGACTGGCGACCTTAAACACCGTGATTGTAAAGGGTTTTGACGTAGCGTGGAGATCCACGCCAGTCTGAGTCCCGCCAATCGCAGTCACAGCCCACTGCTTCGAAGAAGCGTTGGGTGCAGTGTCTGGGGTGATCGTATAAGTCGGAGCTGTAAAGCCAGTTACTGTGGCACCTGTAATAGGCGTCGATGGATTAATCATGATACTACTCGGTAGTGTTAAAGGAATGACCTAGAAATGGAACGAGCTAAATTAGGCAGGACGGCGGCAAAATTAACCATTTGCCGCCCTCTTGGTCCTCGAAATGTGATTCTGGGGACTTCCCCAGGCCACACGGTTCGAGTATAATTATAGATTTCCACTTTCTTTGGCGCGCCGTTAGCATTAAACGACAGGAGATTACTGTGAAGTACGGCGTAAGCCGTTTCACGATCGGCTTTGATATAACCCTCGTATAGTGTATTGTTGTAAGTACCTTGCATCGACCAGGCAAGACTGCCCGTCGAAAAGCAAGCACCTTGAACAATAGAACCAACGTTTGTGAAATAATCGATCACAAATGAGTAGGGAATTAATTCCCATACTGTAGGGAAAAAATCAGGAAGCGTGAGACCGAGGGTGTTAGCTATGGCGGCAGGGGCTTCATGGCCTCCCACTACCTTAGTAGCACCTTTGATTATCACCTTCCGGCCTGATGTAACCCGGGTGAAAAGGCAATAGTAAAGATAATTGCCTTTGAGTGACCTTATAACCGTAGGTGGCGAAACTTGAGTAGAATTGCCACCAGAAGCGGAGAAAGGCGTAATTCTCGGCTGACCATTGATGATCTCTGACATCGCGTTAGCGGCGTCAGTAACATCTTTAATCAACGGAGACCACCCGAACGTAGCCTCTAAATAGAGATTACGTATTTGGTCAGTAATCCTCCTCAGACTACGTACCCGCTTGATACTCTTCACATTGTGAAGATAATTTTCAATGCTGCCGGCGAGTTGATGCGAACGATCGCGAATTAAGTCGCGCGT